GAGATGGCTCTTGGCGCACCGTTGCCCAGCGAAGAGCAAAACAAGCACATCCCACCCGAGATTGCCGATCAGATTGCGATAGCCGTAGCGCAGGCGTCCCAGCAGCTTACACAGCAAGCACAACAGGAAGCCCAGCAACAGCAGGCTCAGCAACAGATGCAAGACCCTATCGTCCAGATGCAGATGCAGGAACTCCAGATCAAGATGGAGGAGTTGAAGCTCAAACAGCAAAAGCAACAGATCGACGCTGCGGCCAAGGCCGACCAGATGCGTATCGAAGAGTCACGTATTGCGTCTCAGAAAGAGATTGCGGCAATGCAAGTCGCGGCTACAGCAGCCGCTGCAAAAGACAAACTCTCGCGGCAAAGTGAGATGGAAGGAGTTCGTATAGGCATGGACGCGGCTAAACACCGCGCTCAAATGGCTGTACAGCAAGCGCAACGGGCAGCGCAAAAAACGCCTAGTAAACCCAAGAAGGAGTGAGATTGAACGACTACAAGTTGTTGGCTGTAGTTGCCAAAGAGATCGAGAAGATGCGACAGGAGCAAATTGCCTTTGTCGCTGCAAGTCGAGCCGATACCTTTGACGAATACAAAAAAGTCTGCGGAGTCATCCGGGGTCTGAACCTCGCAGAAAACATCATTAACGACCTTGTGCAAAAAATGGAGAAGTCTGATGACTGAGTTTGACGTAGCGGCAGTAGACCTGTCTGGAATCTTGAACACCACTGCGGAGCAAAAAGCCAAGCAGTTGCCTGACCCCAAGCGGTTTCATATGTTGTGTGTCGTTCCCGAAGCAATGGAGGAATACCACGACAGTGAAGTGGGGCTGATTAAAGATGCCAAGACAATGCACTATGAGGAAGTACTCACTCCGGTTCTATTCGTTGTGAAGCTTGGCCCAGATTGCTACAAAGACGCTACCCGGTTCCCCAATGGACCGTCGTGCAAGGAAGGTGATTTTGTCATCGTCCGACCCAATACAGGCACCCGCCTGAAGATTCATGGCCGTGAATTCCGCATCATCAACGATGACTCGGTTGAAGCAGTTGTGGAAGACCCCCGTGGCATCACACGAGCATCATAAGGAGTAATCATGGCAACATTGCCTGCATTTAAAGGTGAAGACTACAAGTTTCCTGACGAACAGGAGGCCGTTGTTGAAGACAAGTTTGAGGTAGAAATCGAGGACGATACCCCTCCAGAGGACCGTGGGCGCAAGCCTATGAAGGAGCCTGTGGAAGACCCGACCGAAGACGAACTATCCTCCTATGACGAGAAGGTACAGGCTCGCATCAAAAAGTTCACCCGTGGCTATCACGATGAGCGTCGCGCCAAAGAGGAAGCCCTGCGCGAACGAGAAGCAGCCGAAACCTTCGCCCGACAAGTGTTTGAGGAGAACAAACGTCTCCAACAGCAGCTTTCTACGGGTAGCAAGGCGTTTATTGAGCAGACGCAATCCACCGCTGAAATCCAGCTTGGTGCCGCCAAAAAGCGGTACAAAGAGGCTTATGAAGCAGGGGATGTAGATGCACTTGCCGACGCACAAGCGGATATTGCCAAAGCTACCTTGAGGATGGACAAAGCCTCTGATATGAAGCCTATCGAGGTGGAGGACAAACAGTTTGTCTCCGCCCAACCCGCCGCTCCTAAGTTGGATCGCCGCACTCAAAAGTGGATAGATTCCAACAAAGAATGGTGGGGGGTAGACGATGAGATGACTATGACTGCTATGGGGCTTGACAAGAAGTTACAGAAGCAGTATGGTGCCGACTATATAGGTACTGAAGAGTACTTTGAAACCATCGATAAAACGATGCGCAAGAGATTTCCTGAGAAGTTTGAAGACGCTCAGAGCGATGAGGATGACGAACCGCCTCCAAATAAAAGAACGTCAGAACCGGCCTACGAGGATGATCCTCCACGCCGTGCAACAAAACCCGCTGCGGTGGTGGCCCCGGCCTCCCGTAGCACCCCGCCTAACCGTATTAAGTTAAAGGGGTCCGAAGCTGCGATTGCTCGCAGGCTTGGGGTCCCGATTGAAGAATACGCTAAACAGGTTGCCAAACTAAGAAGAGGTGAATAATGGATCAAATGCAAGTCAAAGCTGCTGAAAAAGCACAAAATCGTATGAGTCGTGAGTTGGACTCTCGTGCCGTGATGCAACGCCCAACAGCGTGGCGTCCGCCTGAGACCCTGCCCATGCCAGATGAACGTCCGGGGTGGAAACACCGCTACGTTCGCATCAGTACGTTGGGCACCGCTGATCCAAGCAACATTTCTTCAAAGTTACGCGAAGGCTACGAGCCGTGTAAAGCGGACGAGTATCCCGAGCTAATGATGCACGCTACCACCGAAGGTCGCTTTAAAGGCAACATTGAGGTGGGTGGACTGTTGCTCTGTCGGATTCCGACTGAGTTCTTGGAGCAGCGTATGAAATACTACGACACTCAAAATAGAGCCCAAATGGATTCCGTGGACAACAATTTTCTTCGTGACAGTGATCCTCGTATGCCTCTTTTTTCAGAGAAGAAAACGAAGGTTACTTTCGGTTCTGGTTCATAAACTTGGAGTCTTAAATGGCATATCCTACGATCGACAAGCCTTACGGCTTGAAGCCGATCAATCTGTATGGCGGTACCCCCTTCGCGGGCGCTACTCGCCAGTATCGGATTGCTTCGGCATACAACACTGGAATTTTTTACGGCGATGTTGTTGAGATGATTAACGATGGCACGATTATCAAATCTGCTATTACGACCGCTCGCGCAACCGTAACGACTTCACAGGTCATTGGCATTTTCTTGGGCTGTTCTTACGTTAACGCGCAAGGTCAGACCACTTTTGCCCAATACTTCCCTGCAAACACCACGGCTCCTACGGGTACGTTCATTACCGCTTACGTGTGTAATGATCCCAACACCCTGTTCAAAGCTGTGATCGCCGCAGGCGCAACTGCTGATGACGCAACTTCTGGTTTGCTGCCTTCCTCTACTACGCAATTTACCGTCATTGGTACCAACGTAGCTTTGGTGCAAAACAGCGGTTTGACGACTACTGGCGACAGCCGCGTAGCCGTTGCGTCGTCTGCAACCACTGGAACCTTACCCATGAACGTTGTTGACGTTGTTCAAGACACGTCTTATGTCAACGGTTCTGGCAACGTTGTGTTCCCCGAGGTCATCGTTCGCTGGAACTTTGAGATTCATACCACCACTATCGCTTCTGGCGTTTAATCAAGGAGCTAAATCATGGCTATTTCACGCGCACAACTGCTGAAAGAGTTGCTCCCTGGTCTGAACGCTTTGTTCGGTATGGAGTATTCTCGTTACGGCGAAGAACACAAAGAGATCTACGAAACTGAGACCTCTGAGCGTTCGTTTGAAGAAGAGACCAAACTGTCTGGATTCTCCGCCGCTCCGGTGAAGAACGAAGGCTCTGCAATTGCTTATGACAATGCGCAGGAAGCTTGGTCAACCCGCTATACGCACGAAACCATTGCCTTGGGTTTCTCGATCACTGAAGAAGCGGTCGAAGATAACTTGTACGACAGCTTGTCTGCTCGCTACACCAAGTCCTTGGCTCGCGCTATGGCTTACACCAAGCAAGTCAAGGCTGCTTCGGTCATTAACAACGGTTTCTCCAACACCTACGCAGGTGGTGATGGCGTTTCCCTGTTCAATGCCAGCCACCCCTTGATCTCCGGTGGTGTCAACAGCAACACTCCCTCCACTCAAGCTGATTTGAACGAGACTTCTTTGGAAGCCGCCGTTATTCAGATCGCCGCTTGGACGGACGAGCGTGGTTTGTTGATCGCAGCCAAGCCCAAGAAGATGGTTGTTCCCCCTGCCCTGATGTTCGTGGCCAAGCGTTTGCTGGACACCGAACTGCGGGTCTCTACTGCTGATAACGATATCAACGCTATCAAGCAGATGGGTGCAATCCCTGAAGGCTACTGTGTCAATCACTTCTTGACTGACACCAATGGCTGGTACTTGACCACTGACGTGCCTAACGGTATGAAGCACTTTGTCCGCACCCCCTTGCAGAACAGCATGGACGGTGATTTCGACACTGGCAACGTCCGCTACAAGGCCCGTGAGCGTTACAGCTTCGGCTGGTCTGATCCCCTCGGTATGTGGGGTTCTTCAGGTTCAACCTGATAGATTCAGTACGGTAGAGGTGACTGGCCTGCCACTAGGGCTCCTTCGGGAGCCCTTTTTATTTGTTGCGCCCCATAAAAAACCGTGATATATTGGCTCCATTCCGGGGTTCCCGGTGTATCTGACAGTCCCGGCTGACGACATGCAGACAGATACGCCCCACTTGCATGTAAGGAAACAATCATGTCAAACACGACTTTTAGCGGCCCAGTTCGCTCGCAAAACGGCTTCCAGTCTATCACTGTAAACGGCACCACGGGCGCTGTAACTGTTGATGCAACCTTTGGCACTGCCACCTCGGTGGCCAGCGTTACGGTCTCTTCTTTTGTTGATCTGCCCGCCATTTTGACTGCCGCTTTGCCTACCGCAGCCGCTTCCAATGCTGGTCAAGTTCGCTTGATTAGCGACAACGGCGCAGGCAACAACGAGTACTGCCTTGTGATCTCTACTGGCTCTGCCTGGGTTACCGCTGTTGGCGCTGCTCTGAGTTAATCAACCCAACGGGGCTACGGCCCCTGTTTTAAAGGAGTTTGATTATGGGAATGCAGACTGATGTTAAATCAACGCGACTGACGGCAGACGGGCAAGCAGTTGCGTACCGCACTCGTGTAAAAACTGTCTACGGCCTTGCAGGGGCAAGCGCAGGGTCGGTCAAGTTCTACAACGGAACAGACAACACAGGCGACTTATTGCTTGATGTGGACACCCCCGCAGGCACAGCAAATACGTTTCTTCTACCAATCCCCGGTGAAGGCGTCTTGTTTACCGCAGGCGTTTACGTTGATGTGACCAACATCACGGGCGTGACAATTGTCTATGGCTAAGTCACCTGCATGGCAACGCAAGGAAGGCAAATCCGAGAAGGGCGGCTTGAACGCCAAGGGACGGGCTTCCTACAACGCAGCCAATCCGGGCAAGCCGGGGTTAAAAGCCCCGCAGCCCAAGGGCGGCAGCAGGCGCGACTCTTTCTGTGCAAGGATGACTGGGATGAAGAAAAAACTCACATCCGAGAAGACAGCCAACGACCCAAACAGTCGGATTAACAAGAGCCTACGGGCTTGGAATTGCGCCGAGGGTGGGTATGTGAACTCAGCAGATGGCATCGCCACCAAAGGCAAAACTAAGGGTAGGTTTGTCTGATGGAGATGGCTGTTTGGAACGCTATTTTGACGGCCTTTCTGGGGCTAATTGGTTGGAATCTGAAAGAGAAGTCCGATGAGATCAAACGCCTTCAGATTTTG